GGAACCACGGCCTCCTGGGGCCTGGCAGGACGCTCCACCACGACAGCAGTTGGCGGCGGTCGACCGTCATTCCTAGCTGTCGCCGGGCGAGTGGGCACGGACACTGCGGGCAGAGGTGGCTGAAGTGGAACAAGCTGCTCAGAAGGTCTAACGACCCCAAACAAGTACGCCAACTCCTCCTCATCCGCCTCCACCTCGTCAGCCCAGGATAGCCCTTGCTGTCGAGGTTCCCGAGGCACCGGTGCAACTGGTGCCAGCCACAACTCAGCGGAATCCCTCTCCAGAGCTCTAACCAAACCGCGCAAACTCGGTTCTGCCTGGGGGCCGAAAACCGGAACCCAGGTGGCAAAACCGAGACTCGCGTCTGCAAAGCCTGGGAAGTGAGCCTCCACCTTCTTGGCCAGCGCCAGCGCATATCTCCGAGCAGCCCCGAACACTTCCTCATGGAGCTCATCCGGGTGCCCCCACCCTAACACAATGGAGCCAAGGCGCATGGCCTCGCGCAACTGGAGGTCCAACGGCTTCTTCTCCCATTTCTGGGCCGGGTAGGGGAGCTGCGCCAGCTGCCTGGGCCAGTCGGGCATAACGGCAGCCTTATTCCGGCCTGCCACCGTCACCCCCTCCTGAACGTAGAACTCGTACCCTACGTAAACGAAAGGGCGAACGCTAAGCAGGTCGCGAAGGGTGCCGTTCTCGCGCCGATAGTCACCCAGTTTAACAGCAAAGCCCATCTCCCCCCCCACCCGCGACAACTCCTGCGCGAGCTGGTCCCGGCCGTCCCAGGAGAAACTAAGTCGGGAGATCATGACCTCCATCAAAAGATCGTTCACCTTCGACTGTAATGGCATGCCAGACGGCCCTCCGTGCTTCCACCTCCTCACCACGGAGCCACAGGTAACAACCAGCCGCGACCGAGCATAAGCATACCACAGCTCAGCGGCCACCGGGTCAATCGCCTGAAGCTCACGCCGCAGAGCCTTGTGCACCTCGAGGGTAACCTCGGCACGCTGCGTCAAGTCAAAGTTGGAACAGTCCAAATCAAAGATCTCAGTCATTGTCTCTCCAAAACTGTTCTCCCACGAACGCGCCACCCAGCTGTCATCACCACAATGAACCCAGGCACGGCCGCTCTGCGCAAGCCTCCTCTCCAGCAACGAAACAAGACGCTCAGCACCACCATGGTGCATCGTGGTACCAATGGTGGTGCGAACGTCATCCGAATCGAAGCAAGAGCGGGAGAGCTGCTCAAGCGGCTGGGTGGCCATCTGCATTAAAAGGAC